CGGCGAGTCCTTCAGTGCCTCGTTGTAGAAGACGAAGCCACGCTCCCAGAGGGGCGAGACGGCCTCGATACGCTGAATCTTGTCGGGCTTCTTGCGGGTGTCCGGCATGATGGGCAGTTGGTAGCCTCGCAGGTTGCCCTCGGCGGTGAACTCGTCGAGAATGATGTCCTGCATGAAGTTGGCCTCCATGAAGAAGGAGACGGCGACGCCTTCGGGGATAGACTCGTAGAGGTTGTAGAGCCAACGGACCATTCCGGAGACGGTGTCCTGACGGACGTAGCAGTCGATCAGATGCAGCTCGTGACCGATGCGCCCCCAGAGGCGGGAGGCCTTGTAGTCGTTGGCGGTGGTGGACTTGAAGGAGGGGTCGGTGTAGCAGACGAGCTGCTCGTAGCGACGCAGGGGAAGGACCTTCTTGAAGCGTATCCAGTCGTGGCGGAAGATGGTTCCGTCGGTGATAGGGTTGTGCATCATCTCCTTCTCCCAGGCGCGATAGCCCACGAAGTCGCGATAGGCGCGCGCTTCTTCGGCGGTCCACTTCTCGCGCCAGACGGGGTTGCCATTGGCGTCGACGGCCTTGATTTCGGAGACGTGCACAGCGGGGATGGCGGCGATGCGCGCCAGGACGGAGCACTTCGAGATAAGGTTGCCGACCATGATGAAGCGACCGCGGCCCACATCGAGGGCGCCGAAGAGGGCCTCCTTGACCCAGTCGGTGAGTTCGGAGACGCGCTTCTCGTTGCGGCAGAGTTCGTCGTCGTCGAGGTCGTCGATGACGATGTAGTCCGGACGAGCTTCACGCTCGCGCAGACCACGCGGCGACTGGCCACGACCGCAGGCGAGGAACTTGACGCCGGAGGCGGTCTTGAACTCGCCGACGGACCAGGAGCCGGCGTTCTTCTGCTCGCCGAAGTCGGCGGAGAGGCGCTTGTTGTACTCCAGTTCGGCCTGTATGTCGCCGAGGAGTCGCTGGGCGCTGTCTTCACTCTTGCCGACGACGACCATAAAGTTGATGAGCCGCTGGGGCTGGAACATGAGCCACAGGGGGAGGAAGATGTCGAAGTGGGTCGACTTGGCGTGGCCGCGGGGCCACTTGAAGACGGCCTTGAGATTGGGCGTGTCACGCACGAGGCGGGCGGCTGCGTTGTGGAAGGGGGCGTTGTGGATAATGCGCACGGCCTGGCCCGTGGTCTTGTCGCGCAGGGTCAGGAAGTGCGGGAAGTAGTACTCGCAAAAGGCGGCGTAGTTGGCCTGCAGGCGCCGGATGCGGCGGTCGCGCTCGGCGGGGGTCTCGGTGAGCACGGAGGCGGTGAGTCCGGTGAAGGACTGGACCTCGCGGCAGTGCTCGTGCCAACGCTCCATGGCGGCGCGTGCCTCGGCAGAAAGAACCGTGGTAGCCATAGGCGCATCAGAGTAAAGAGTTCTTGTTGATGGACTCGGAGAGGAACTTGTCCTGGTAGCGATTGATAGCCTTCATGAGTTCGGGGGTGACCTCAGGGTCGGTGGCCGAACGGTACTGGAGCCATTTGTTGAAGGCCATGAAGACCTCGATGGCGTCGACGACGTTGGCCTGCTTGTCGAGTTTCTGAATGACGGAGGCTAACTTGGCCAGCTTGTCGCCAAGACCGGCGAGCTGGTCGGCGTCGTCGGAGGCGGAGACCTGCTCGATGAGTCGGTCGATGGTGGCCAGGAGCTTGTTGACGAGTTCGGGACGGGTGATGTTGCGTGCCGCACGAGCCTCCTTCCAGCCCTCGGCCGAGGACCACTTGGAGACGGTGACACGAGAGACGCCCACCTTGTCGGCAATCTCTTCCTGCGGCGTGCCGGACATAAATAGGGCGCGCGCGAGTTCTTTTTTGCGTTCTGTTTCAGTCTTGTTCATATCGTGCATATTGACAATGATAGCGCAAAGATGAGCCCCGGAGGGGCGGGACTGCAAAAAAGCGGGCAGGGGCTTCAGAGAAGGGCGCAGGGATTGCACACTTATTTGGAGACGGGGCGGCAGCGGGGGTAACTTTGCGAAAAAATCGGACAGAGCGATGAAACGAGTAGTCATAACGACGGAGGCGGTGAACAGCTACGGCACGAGAGTGCTGACGGCGGGCATCGACTTGGGTCAATACGAGAAGAACCCGGTGCTGCTCTACATGCATCGGCGTGGAGAGGTCATCGGCGTGATGAAGGATCTACGGATCGAGGGGGACCGGCTGACGGGTGAGCCTGACTTCGACGAGGCGAGCGAACTGTCGCGGCGCTGCAAGGCGCAGTGGGAGAAGGGGTCGCTGAAGATGGTGAGCGTCGGGATAGACATCTTGGCGACGAGCGACGCAGCGGAGGATGTGGTCGTGGGCCAGACGACGGCGACGATCACGCGGAGCCGACTGTTTGAGGTGTCGGTGGTGGACATCGGGGCGAACGACGAGGCGATGGTCCTGACACGCGCAGGAAAAGCAATCACGTTGGGCCAAGGCGGGGAGAACCCCCTGCCGGGGCTGACGGAGAAATCAAATAGTAAACTAAACAATCAGAAGACAGCAATGGAACTGAAAGAGGTGGCCCAAATGGTGGGCTTGCCGGAGACGGCAGACGAACAGGCGGTGAAAGCACGCCTGGAGACGATGAAGCAGGCAGAGGCCGAGAAGGAGGCGCTGCTTCAGGAGAAGGAAAAGATGGAGGCTCAGCGCGTGACGGAGCTGGTGGACGGCGCTATCGCAGCGGGGAAAATCTTGGCGACGAGTCGGGAGAGATTCACGCAGTTAGGCGACATCATGGGCAGTCAGCACTTGGCGGAAGCCTTGGAGAGCATCCCGACGCAGCGACCGAGCCTGACGGCACAGCTCAGCCACGAGCAGGCAGGGGCGGCACAGACGAGCGCCTACAAGAGCCTGCACGACGTGCCGGCGGAGGAGCTGATGACGCTCCGCAAGGAGCAGCCCAAGGAGTACGCACGCCTATACAAGGCGGAGTACGGCGTAGAGCTGCCGCAGGACTAAGCGGCAACACGGGCGCTGAAGGCCGAATAGGAAGAAAGGGCTAAAAGGCCCCATAGGACCTAAAGGCCTCCAAAGCCCCTAAAGGCCGAACGGGAGTACGATAGAGAACCCTATAATTTTCACAAAAAAATACGAAAAAAACAATGGCAGGAGTATTAACTGAAGTATGGACGGGCGAACTGGTGAAGAGCCTTCGCTCGGGTCTGGAGGGCTCGTGGCTGGACGGCGTGTCGGACCAAAGCTCGATTGTAAATAACGACGTGATTCACCTGGTGGACGTGGGTGTGGATCCGGAGGTGCTGGTGAACAACACGACCTACCCGATTCCGCTCCAGGCATTGGAGGACAAGGACATCGCCATCAGCCTGGATAAGTTCCAGACGAAGGTGACGCCGGTGACGGACGACGAGCTGTACGCCCTGAGCTACGACAAGATGCAGCGCGTCAAGGAGAGTCACGCGAACGCCCTGAACGACGCGAAGTTTAAGAAGGCGGCTCACGCCCTTTGCGCCAAGGAGAACACGGCGAAGACGCCGGTGTTGCAGACGACGGGCGCGGCTGACGAGACGGGACGCTTGCGCCTCACGATGAGCGACATCGTGGAGCTGAAGCGTGCGTTGGATAAGTTGAAGGTGCCGGCCGAGCAGCGCCGACTGGTGCTCTGTCCGGACCACGTGAACGACCTGTTGCTGACGGATCAGAACTTCCGCGAGCAGTATAACGTGGACCGCACGACGGGCAAGGTGGGCAGCCTCTACGGCTTCGAGGTCTACACGTATGTGGACACACCGGTCTACACGACCGCGGGCAAGAAGAAGGACCTCGGCACGACGGCTGAGACGGGCGAGTTCAACTGCTCGTTTGCCTTCTACGTGCCGCGCATCTTCAAGGCTACCGGCTCGACGAAGATGTACTACAGCGAGGCGTCGACGGACCCGGAGTATCAGCGCAACAAGATCAACTTCCGCCACTACTTCATCGCGATGCCGAAGAAGGAGGACGCGGGCGCTGTGATGATGAGCGGCTACAGCAAGGCCTAAACGTGAGATATGTAGAGGGTGATGGCGGCTCAGAAACTGAAGTACCTGGTGATACACTGTACGGCCACGCCGGCAGGGCGGGAGGTGACGGCGGCGGAGATACGACGCTGGCACACGGCGGCCCCTCCGGCGGGGCGAGGTTGGAAGCAGGTGGGCTATACAGACCTGATTCACCTTGACGGCGGAGTGGAGCGCCTGGTGGACAACAACGAGGACGCGTGGGTGGACCCTTGGGAGGTGACGAACGGGGCGTCGGGCTACAACTCGGTGAGCCGCCACATCGTCTACGCCGGCGGACTGAGCCGGGACGGGAAACGGGCGGAGGACACGCGCACGGAGGCGCAGAAGGCGGCCTTGGCGACGTACGTCCGCAAGTTCCACCGTCAACATCCGGAGGTGAAAATCGTGGGTCACCGGGACCTGCCGGGGGTGAAGAAGGATTGCCCGAGCTTCGACGTGGCCGGGTGGCTGCAGGAGATAGGATTGGACTGAGAGGGGTGAAAAGGCCCAATAGGCCCCATAGGGCTAAAAAGCCTCATAAGCCTCATAAGCTCGATAAGCCGGATAGGCCTAAAAGGCAACGAAAGAGGATATAAAATAGAAGAGATATGGACTGGGGAACATTGCTGAACGTACTGTTAGGCGGCGGATGCCTGACGGGCGTAATCGGGGTCTTGACGCTGCGGTCGACGGTAACGAAGGCCAAGGCGGAGGCAGACGAGGCCCGCGCGGGAGTAGAGAAGGCCCGGGCAGAGGCCGAACGGGTGCGCATCGACAATGTGAACGAGGCGACCAAAATCTTGATGGACAATATTGTTTCACCGTTAAAAGACGAACTGAATGCAACAAGAAAAGAACTGGGGGCGCTCAAACGCGCCGTGGCGAAGCTGCAAAAGGCTGTGGACGCTGCTAACAGCTGTCCTCATAGTGACGGCTGTGTGGTCCTGGAGCGGATGCGCGAGTGTTCGCGGGAAAGCGGGAGCAGTGGCGGCGACGGCGGAGGCACAACAGAGGGTGCGCGACAGCACGGCGGTGCGCACGACGGTACGCACGGAGCAGCGGGAGACGCAGAGGGACACGGTGGTCTTGCGGATTGCCGCGGACAGCCTTAGGCTGCTGCCCGAAGGGGCTATCTACTGGGCGCGGGGCCATCAGACGGAGCTGCGCGTGGGACGCGACACGACGGGGACCCTCGTGGTGACGGCCGAGACGGCAGAGCGTGTGGACCGGAAGACGGAGACCGTCGAGGCGCTGACGCAGATGACAGAGAAAAGCGACAGCACCTCCAGCCGCGAACTCAGGCCTCCCGAGGGGCGGAGACAGAAATCGTCTTTCCGGTGGGCGGACGTTCTTGCAGTGGCCCTGCTCGGGGCGCTTGCGGCCCTGCTCTGGCGGATATTAAAACGGATGTAGCATGAAATTAGAACAACATTAAAAGAGCATTGAAACAATGGCAAACGAGACGACGAAAGAGTATAGTGTCTTGGACGGCACGGACCTCATCTTGAGCTTAGGGGGAAAGGCTTTGGGCTTCTCGACGGGGTGTAAGGTAAGCACCACGGTAGAGACCGGCGAGCGCGTCACGAAGGAGGCGAGCAGCGGCAAGTGGGGCGAGAAGTATGTGAAGAAGTTCTCGGAAGAGATTTCGGCCGACGGCTGCGTCTTGACGAACGGCGACGCGGAGGTCCCGACCTACGACGAGCTGAAGGATCTGATGCTGGCCGGCAAGGCCATCACGGCGACGTACGCACTGCGCGACGGCTCGAAACGTACGGGTAAGTCGGCGGGCGGCTACACGGGGCAGTACCTCATCACGAGCTTAGACCTGGACGGCCAGGCGGGCGACGACGCGAAGTACAGCCTCAAGTTGGAGAACGTAGGCGCCGTGACGAAGGTGGGTAACGGCCTGAACGAGACGACGGCCACCACGGAGGAGCAGTCTTAACCATCTTCGCCAAGAGACGATAAGCGTTAGATAAGCTATGGGAAAGGTGAAGATATGCGGACGGGAGTACCCCTTCCGCATGACGATGGGGGCGCTGATGCGCTTCAAACGAGAGACGGGGAAGGACGTGAGCCGTATGGACGCGTCGGACCTGACGGAGAACTTGATATTGATCTGGTGCTGCATCCTGAGCGCGTGTGTGGTAGACAACGTAGCGTTTGAGCTATCGGCGCAGGAATTAGCGGACAGACTGGAGCCACAGGACGTGGCGAAGCTGGTCGAAGAGCTATCGGCGGGAACAGGCGAAAAAAAAACGACGGACGCGGGGACGAGTCCGGCGACATCGAACAGCTGATGGGGCTGGCGACGGGGTGTGTGGGGATGAGTCTACGGGACTTTGAACGATGCACCCCGTCGGAATTTCAGAGGGTGTGGGAGGCGTGGCAGGACCGGGAACAGCGACGGGAACGGACGAGCTGGGAGCAGACGCGCCTGCTGTGCACGACGCTGTTGCAACCGTATTCGAAGAAGGCGCTGCGACCGCGAGACGTAATGACCTTCCCGTGGGACACGGAGGAGGCCTCCCCGGAGGAGACGCCGGCAGCGCCGGAGAAGCCCACGCGAGAGGAGGAGATGGAACGGTATCGGCAGGCTATTAGGCGGGCGGGGCTAAAGTGAGAGCCCGACTATGGGAAGAGGCAGACGGCTATCAGTAGATAAAGGAAGAGGCCTATCGACGCGCCGACAGACTTGGCAGCTGAGAGGTGGAAGACGCGGTGCAGCACAAGGGCTATGGACGCAAAGGCCAGAAAGACCAAGAAGAGCAGGAAGACTATGCCCGCCAGCCAGCAGAGCCACTCGAAGGCAGCAGCATGGCCCGGCAGGAAGTCCGGAATGAGGACCATTTTAAGGTATTCCCTGACGATAGAAAACATACAGCCTTTAGGATTCCTTTATGAATCACGGGGCTAAGATACAGAAAAGCAAGACACAATGGCATCAAATACGGTCAAATTAACAATCAAAGTTTCGGACGAAGGCGGTTTCAAGCAATTGGAAGTCGATTCGGAATCGCTACGCGAAGCTATCAAGCAGGTCAAGGAGGAGGCGGACGAGTTGAACCGCAGCGTCGTGAACTGGTCGCAGGCAGCGCAGGCCTTCGACACGATGAACCGTGCCGTAGACCAACTGAACGGAATGTTCGGCGAACTGACGGCCGCCTACCGCACGCAGATAACGGCGGAGAGCAGGCTGAAGCAGGTGATGCAAAATACGATGGGGGCAACGGACGCTGACGTGGAGGCCATCAAGCGGCTGTGCGCTGCGCAGCAGGAGTTGGGCGTGGTCGGCGACGAAGTGCAGTTAGCCGGCGCGCAAGAGTTGGCTACTTATCTTGAGGAGCGCTCAAGTCTGGAGCAGTTGATACCAGTCATGAACGACATGGTGGCCCAGCAGTACGGCATGGAGGCGAGCGGCGAGAGCGCGGCCCAGATAGCTACGATGCTCGGTAAGGTGATGCAGGGACAGACCGCAGCGCTGAGCCGCTATGGGTACTCGTTCACCGAGGTGCAGGAGAAAATATTGAAGACGGGCACAGAGGCGGAACGGGCGGCCGTGCTGATGGAGGTCGTGGAGGAGTCGGTGGGCGGCGTGAACGCAGCCTTAGCACAGACGGACAGCGGCCAATTGAAACAGTTAGAAAACTCTATCGGCGACGTCAAGGAGACGATAGGCGGACTGGTGCAGCCACTGGCTCAAACGATGACGAAACTGTCGGAGATAGGCCGAGCAGCCGGAGGTGTCGGGCAGCTGGCATCGAGCTTTAAGGCGGTATGGAATCAGGTGGGACCATTCTTGAAAAGCCTGTCGCGACTGACGCTACAGGAGAGCCAAGAAGCCGCAGCGGCACGCTCTGCCGCTCAGGCTCATCGAACGCAGGCCGCAGCGCAAGGCGTGGCCACTGCAAGCACCAAAGCGTTGACTGCATCGACGATAGCGCTTCAAGCTGCGCTGACGATGGGCGTGGCGTTGGCCGTCACGGCGGTCGTGGCGCTGTTTTCCCGGCTGGGCGACAAGGCTGACGAAGCCGCCGAGCGGGTAGACGTGCTGAAGGAAGCAAACGAAACCTATGCCCACACGGCCGCCGAGGTTAAAACGAAGATTGACCAGGAAGTGGCCGCACTGCAGTCACTCATCGAGGCACAAGGCAACGACAAGGCAAAAGTCGAGGAACTGAACAGAACCTACGGCACGGCCTTCGGCGTACATCGGACGGCGGCAGAATGGTACGACACGCTGACGAGCAAAAGCAAGACCTACTGTATGCAGTTGGGGTACGAGGCGCAGGCTCGAACCTTGGCGGCGCAAATCGCCCAGAAGGAAATCGAACTGGAACAGGGACGTCAGCGCGCCGACGAGATGCGCCAAAACGGAACGGCCACGCAGACGGAGAAGCAACTGACGACACAGTATAACGCTGCGGGGCAAAAGGTGCTGAAGCGCGTGGACGTGGAGGTAGATACAGAGGCCTTCGCTCAGCTCAAACAGGAGAACGCCCAACTCAGCGCGGAGCTCCAGCAGCTAAACAGACAGCTGGACCTCTGTACAAGCAAGGCGGCGGAGGCGCAAGCGCAAATGGCTGCGGCAGCCGGCAACACGGACGCGACGATAGGCTGGGAGACGATGGGCTATACTGAACTCGGAGAGGCCATTAAGACGCAGCAGAAACGGGTGGAGAGCCTGATGGGCGTGAACGACACGGAGGGGCAGAAGGAGAACGCCAAACTGACAAAGATGATAGCCCGGCAGCACGAGATGGAGGTGCAGTATGGCAAAACGAGCGAGGCCGGCAAGAAAGCCGCCAAAGAGGCGGAAAAGGCATTGGAGATGCCGGACACGACGGAGACGATCGGGCAGGTGGAACAAGCCCTGCAGGTGTTGCAGTCTCGACGAAAGACGGCCACGGGCGAGGCCCTGGCAGAAATCAATCAAGAGATAGCCCGTTTGAATGAGCTTAAAACGCAGTACGAAGAAACCGGCATCGCGGCCCAAAAGGCCAAGGAGAAGGCGGCGCCCGGCGCAATAGAGACCCTCGACACGTTAGAGAAGCTAAGCGACGCGGAGAGCTACTACGACGAGAAGGTACAGACGGCGACAGGCGCAGAACTGCTGGGCTATGCCCGACAGAAGGCGGCCATCGAGGCAAAGAGGAAGGCGCTGCAGCAGCTGACCGACCTACCTCAGCAGCAGGCGCGGCTGGACGACCTGAACGGACTGAGCGGCAAGACACTGAAGGTCCAGTTGGAGCTCATCGGTCTGTCGGAGGTGCAGAATAAAATCAAGCAATTGGAAGAGCTGCTCTCCAGTATGGGCAGCGGCATGGACGATAGTACGCGCTCGGCCGTGGAGGCGCAAATCGCCTCGTGGAAGAGCTACGAGAAGCAACTGAAGAAGAGCCAAGTGACCTTCAAGGGGGTGTGGAGCTCGACGAAGAGCGTCGGGAGCGGCGTGGAAGGCATCACGGACGCCATTGAGGGCGACGGGAACGCATGGGATAAGCTGACGGGCGTCGTGGACGGGGCCATCAGCGTCATGGACGGCATCAGCGGCATCGTGCAGGTGGTAAAAACCCTGACGGGAGCGACGGAGGGCCAGACCTCGGCGCAGACGGCCGGCACGGCGGCCACGACGGCGAACGCCGTGGCCCAAGGAGCGCAGGCGACGGCCAGCGGCAACGCAGCGGCGAGCGCCGGGGTGAACGCCGGCGTCATGGAGGGAGAAGCGCAAGCAGCACAGCAGGACGCGACGGCGCAAATCCTGCTGGCAGGTTCGAAGACGATGGCCGCGCACGCATCGATACCGTTTGTGGGTATCGCCATCGCGGGAGGCTTGATAGCGACGATGACGGCCATCATGCTGGCCCTGCCGAAGTTCGCGAACGGCGGCATCGCCTACGGGCCGACGTTAGGTCTCTTCGGCGAATATGCCGGAGCGTCGACGAACCCGGAGGTCGTAGCGCCCCTATCGAAGCTGCGGGAACTGCTCGGCACCGACGAGGGGAGCAGCGGCGGACAGGCACAAATCCGACTGCGCGCCAAGGGGCGCGACCTCGTGGGCGTCTATGAGCGCGAGCAGCGCTTCCGGAGCAGACGATAACGGGAAAGGCCGAAAAGGCCTCATAGGGCAGAAAAGCCTCACGGGCTGGAAGGGACAAAAAAAGGCCGGAAAGGCCACATAGGGCGAAAGGGACAAAGGGCCTCATAGAACACAAGAAACAGAATGACGACAATGATGCAGACCATTTATAGCGGAGCGTTCGTGAGCCGCGAGGGCGTGAGGTATGAACTCGCCCTCTTCAAAGACTTGGACGGGGAGATTGTAGAACCGGAGGAACTGAGCTTTCCACGGGAAGAGCCGCTGGTGATAGAATGGGGCGAGACGAGGAAGGAGGAGGTCGTGTGCGGCTCGACGGCGACGCTGACCTTACTGAGCCCCGGCGACCGGACGTACTTGGGACTGTACACCGTGGAGGCAGGTTCGGTGCGGCTGGACGTCTACCGCGAGGGGACGCTGTATTGGAGCGGGACGCTGGACACGGAGTTTTATGAGGAACCCTACGCGACGATGGCGGATTATGAGGTGACGCTGACGTTTTCGGACTTCGGTATCTTGGACCGCCTGAAGTATGACGGCACGGGGATGGAGAACTGCCGCACCTTAGCGGAACGCATCATCGCGGCGGCGGGCTTCCAGCATACGGCGTTGCACGAGCTGTGCAGCACGGGGTTGGAGGCGGACGGGGCAACGGGGCTGTCGCTCCTGGCTGTGCGCGCCGACAACTTCTACGACGAAGAGGGCGAAGCCTCGACGCTGAAGGAGGTGATGGAAGGCGTATTGCAGCCGTTGGGGCTGAGGGTCGTGCAACGAGGGGGCGAGGTGTGGCTCTACGACCTGCACACGGCTTACGGGGAGCTACCGAAGCAGCCGGTGCGCTGGGCGGGGAGCGACCAGACGCTGGGGGTGGACCAGGTAGTGAACAACGTGGAGATAGAGCTATCGACGTACGCGACGGACGAGGTGCTGACAGGGGAGATGGACTACCCGGGCACGGTGGAGGCCGGAAGTACGGAGACGGAGGATTCGAACGGGGGGCGGAAGTGGAGCTACTATGAGGACCTGAACCGGACGGGAAAGGTGCAGTACACCTTGTACACGACGGCGACATGGGACTTCAATACGAACCCGGGGTTGGCACAGGTGGGAGAAAAGAGGACGGGCGTGAGCAGCGACTCGACGCGTCCACGGTGGGCGCACGTCGACCCACTGTACGGGGGCGAGGAGACGGACTGCGTGGCCGTCTACTGGCGGACAGACGTGGGCGGAACGAAGGACGCGCCGACGTATTATGACCGGGGCGTACGGGTCGGCCGAGCGAATGTGGGCTTTACGTACGTCGAAGTGGACCTGAACGGAGACGGGGAGCGAACGACGGAGCCTTTGGTCGTGAACAACGAGCCGGGGGAGCTGGTCTACAGAAGCTATCAGGGGTACGTGGCGCAGCTGACGGAGCCGAAGCGGTTCCTGCTGAGGGTGAAGGTAGAGATGCGCCTGGACACGCGGTATAACCTGTTTGGGACAGGGGACGACAACCTGAAGGCACTGAGTGAGAAGATGGAGGCGTGCGTACAGAAGGTGGAAATGCCGGGACGCATACAGCTGAAGGACGCGGAGGGGAACGTCTTGATGTACCTCTCGACGGACAAGGATTATTACCAGTGGTTCGAAGGGGCAGACCCGACGACGTCGGTGACCTTCTGCTGGCGCGACCTGACGGACGCGACGAAGACGGCGCTGAACCAGTGGATGACGAACGTGCATTACAATGTCGGCACGTTAGGCAACTACGTGGAGAGCGAGGCGGCAGGGACCGTGATTCCCTACCCTCCGAAGGCGGGGTATCTGGAGGTGGAACTGTACAGCGGGGTGTGGCTGTACCACCGGACGAACTCGGGCTTCTATGAGGACGCCTGGAGCAAGCAGGCGGAGTATATTCAGAGCAGTTCGTTCTGGTGGCATCTGGTGAAGGCACCGGTGGTGACCTTAGTGAACAACGACACGAAGATGACGGAGATAGACACGGACGACGTGACCTACACAGGGGAGCTGAACGCCTCGGCGAAAGAGGACCTCAAACTCGACACGACCTGCGGCACCTTAGAGACGGAGCGAGCCGGGGCGCGCGCCGTGTATCTGGACGCAAAGACGAGCGAACCCCTGAGGGCAATGACGCGCGCAGGGCGGACGGCCACCGTGGAGCAGCTGCTCATCGGCACGCTGTACAGCCAGTACGCGGAGCGGAAGCTGAAGCTGACGGGGACGGCGGAGCTGGACGACGGGAGCTTCGGGCTGCGGACGGAGGCTATGGCCGGCGAGGTGCGCTTCCTGACCTTAGGAGAGACGCAGAACTTGCAGGACGACACGACGGAGGTGACGATAGTGGAACTGCGGCCGGACGAGTATGCGGACAGCGAGGAGTAAGCGCAGGAGACTAAGCGAGGACTATGACGGCAAGCAATAACGGTAAGAACAACGACGATGGACAAACAATATACAGCGGGGCAACGCAAGGTGGCCCACCGGGCAAGAAACGAGCGGCTGCGGAGTTTAGGAGCGACGGGAGCGGCGAGCGGCGGCACGACGGTGGTCGCCACCACGAGCAGCACGACGACGGAGGCGGGCCATACGCACGCCAATAAGACGGCGCTGGACGAAATCGGAACGGACGCGGAGCGCTATCTGTACCTATCGAAAGAGGAAGCGACGCAGGACGAACGGGGCGCAACGGTGAGGGCGCGCGTGAGCGCCAAGGCGAAGGCGGGGTGGGCCGACGAGGCCGGCCATGCGGACGAAGCCGACGAGGCGACGCACGCGGCAGCAGCTGACGCAGCGACGGAGGCAGCGCACGCGACGAAGGCGGACGAGGCGACGCACGCGACGGAGGCGACGCACGCCGACACGGCGAGAGACTTAGACACGGACAGCCCGGCGAACGACCGATACCTGCGCAAGGACCAAGAGGAGGCGACGAGCTACCTGCTGAAGATGCTGGCCGGCGCCGACTTCGGGACGTTTGTCCGCTCGATGACGGCCGGCAAGGGGGCCGGGGTGGACGCTCAGGGCAACATGCAGGTGGAGAGCATGGAGGTGCGGAGCTACATGAAGGTGATGGAACTCATCTTGAACCGCCTGACGGCGATGGAGGGCGACTACACGTTCACGGAAAGCGGCACGATTGAGACGGTAGAGGCCCTGGAGGAGGCGGGGAGCTATGCCCTCACCTTCCGGCGGAGATGGGAGGGCGACGTGACGGCCTTGGCGAAGGACGACGTGGTCTACGGCGTGGTGAACGACCTGACGGGAAGCGGCACGTACAGTACGTGTTGGCTGCGCCTGGTGAGCGTAGACACGACGGAGAACCGGGCCGTGGCCGTGGCCTACCCGGACGAGGAAACCCCGGCGGGGGTGAACACGGCGCCGACGGCGGGCATGACGCTCTGCCGAAGGGGTAACGCTCTGGACGAGGAGCGGCAGGGGTGCTGGTACCTGAGCACAGAGGAGCGCTGCATCATGTACTTGGAGGGGGTGACGAAGCCTATCTTGGAGGAGGCGAATTATTACCTGACCTTAGGACGGCCGCAGCACTTGAGCTACTTCAACGGGCTGCAGCTCAATTACAAGCATCCGTACTTATGGGCGCGCGGCGTCATCGTACAGGACCTGTACCGCGTGGACTACGCGGGGCAGCCGGTCTACGAGGTGGTGGACCGGGGACTATGGGACGCGACGACGACGTACCGAAGGGGGTACAGCGAGGAGGAACAGGGGTACGTGCAGCACCAGGTGTGGTGGGGCTCGTGCTGCTGGCGGTGCGTGGCGGAGACGGCTACCGTGGGCAAGGAGCCGCGGTGGAACAACACGGAGTGGGTGTGCGTGGTCGGGGAGCACGATTTCTCGCTGGAGATAGAAAGCTCGAAGGGGAACTTCTTCCGCTACGGGAAGGAGTATACGACACTGACGGCGACGCTACTGCACGGGAAGATGGACATCAGCGAGGACGCCCCTCCGGCGACGTGGACGCGCGAGAGTACGGAGACGCAGGAGGACGCCCTCTGGAATAAGGAACACGCCGGAGAGACGGGACTGACGCTGGAGATTACGCCGACGGACCTGCCATCGAGCTGGCGGGAGACGAGGACGGTAGCGTTTCGCTGTACGGTAGCACTGGACAGCATCGTGGCCAGCCAAAGCTGGGGAATTTCATAAACGATCATAACGAAGCGAAAGAGAGATGAAGAAGAGTAATGCTTACGCACTGTATACGCCACTGAGCTTGACGCTGGCGATAGAGACGGAGGGCGGCAGCCTGACGCAGACGGAGTATGTGGAGGGCGACGCGTGGGAGATAGACCCGGACAGAGGGCTGTGCCCACTCGTGCTGCGCCCAAGGCTGGACGTCGTGGACGCGGACGGCATCATCGCCAACGGAGACCATACGGCGGAGCTGTTTGACTGCCACTGGTATATCGGCCGCAGCGACGAGGGGACGCGCATCACGAGCGAGACGGAGGGTTTTGAGGTGGGCGAAAACGGACGGCTGACGGTCGGGCTGAACGTGGAGGCCGGCGAGGTGGTGCCACTGTTTTTTACGGCGGCGTATGAGGACAGCCGCTTAGGGCGCTACTTCCGCATGAGCGGCCAGGTGGAGCTCTCGACGGCGGTGAACGAGGAGGTGAACCTGCGGCTGGAGACGGACTGGGCGAACCTCTTGACGATTAACCCCCTGAAAGACCCGGGGGAGAGAACGCTGACGGCGCAGCTGTGGAACGGCGAGACGAAGATCGGGGACGAGGGGGCGAGCTACACGTGGGAGGTCTTGGCGGAGGAGGGCGGCACGACGTGGCGCGCCATCACGGAAGCAGAGGACCTATGGTGCAGGGGCGGCGTCGGGACACGGGCGCTGACGGTGGACCTACGGATGGTGGACCGCGAGCACGTGCGCGTGACGGCAGCGCTTAAAGCCGCGCCGAAGAGGACGGCGACGGCGTATTGCCTACTGAAACGGGACTACGGACAGTGGGAGGAGACAGCTCCACGCTTTGTACGCGGGCGGTATATCCACCCGTCGACGGGGACGGTGGAGGTGGAAACGGAGGTGCAGACGCGCCGTGGCGCTCTGGAAGAGCCGGAGCGATGGTTCGACATAGAGCACGTCCTCATCGGCTCGACGAGCGGCGAGGAACACGTCATCGGCTACGGGGCGAGGGCGGAGATAGCAGCGGCGGAGGCCGTGGAGATAGGGGGACAGCGGCCTCAGTTCGGGGTGCGCGTCTCGGAACGGACGGCACTAAGGGCGGCGACGGTGGACGGGAAGTTGGCCACCATAGACGGGAAGGTAATCCTGCTGCAACAGCCCCGATAGCCGCCTCACCTGCCCTACTGATAAGAAACCGGTATGAACCTAAAAAAGAGAGAAGGAGGTATGAAGAGATGATGAGCGCAAAGATGTATGCCGTGCCGGCCACGGTGGCGGAAGCGCTGCGGCTGACGGCAATACGCCGAAAGGACGCGGAGGGATGGTATCTGCTGAGCGGCGTAGACCTACAGGGGTACGGCACGGAACGGGCTAAGGCCGAAGGGGCTGTGGCCCTGACGCAGGGGGAGGCACGGAGGCGGTTTGCCTTGTGAGCCTTCGGAATGGGATTAAAATGACGTTATAACAGCATAAGAAGCAAAATATGAGAACGAGCAATTTAGAGACCTTGGTCTGCATCTCGGACGGCGAGACTATCGTCCCCGGCATGGGGTACGTCTTGAGCGAGGGGGTGGGGACAACGCAGTATTACAACCCGCAGACGGGGGAGGTGACGCCGGACTATGAGCAGGAGGGCGTCGTCGTGGAGCTATGGCCGAAGTGCTATTCGAGCGAAGAGGGACAGTTTGTGGTCCCGGAGAAGGACGCGAACGGTGTGGGAACGTGGCAGTGGTATATCGGCAGCCCAGAGAGCGAGGAGAACGCTATCTTGGCGCAGGCTGGGGGCGCGTCGAAGCGCGCGATGTTTGAGGCTACGGTGGTCACACAGGCGGGTAAGACGTATCCGGCACTGAAGGTGGTGAAGAACGTGGCGTCGGCAGACCAGCTGAACGACATGGAGGTGTATTGTAAGTTTACGTACGGGGGACTGACGGTTACGTGCCACACGACGATGGGTGTGCGCGTGGCGACGGGCACGGTGTATGACGTCCTGATTCAGAGCGTGGGCGAGGACGGCAGCGGCGACACGGTCATCGACACGGAGACGGAGTCTCTGACACTGACGGCGACGCTGGTGAGAAACGGCGAGAGCGTGGCCGGCAACGGCGGACAGTGGACGTGGAAGCGCCGGACGGAGGCGGGGCTGGTGACGGTGGGTACAGAGGCGGGCAAGACGCTCGTCGGCGGCACAAACGGTAACCAGCTGACGCTGTGGGAAGGCGCAGTGGACGGCGTGGAGGAATATTTTGCGGAGGTGACGGTGGGCGACGTGACGTATCGGCGCGGCATTCAGGTCACGGACGTGCAGGACCCGTATTATATCGACATGGGGCGCGAGGGAAATACCGTCCTGAGGAAAACGGAGAGCGTGAGCTATACGCCGAGGGTCTTGAGCCGCGGGAAGAACACGGTGCAGGCGGGCTGGGCGTTCGCCTTCGGGCTGACGAACGGCGCAGGCGAAGCGGTCTCGGCCGGAACGGTGACAACCAAGGACGGCAGCTCGACGCTCAGCCTGGACGGCGCTACGGTAAAACAACATGGGGGGCTGACGGTCTGCGTCACGGCCACTAAAGAATCGTAACGGTATGAAAAGAATCAGTAGCTTGGAATCGGTCTACCCCTACCCCGAGGACGGACTGGGCATCGCCAGCGAGGTGGCGTACTACGCGCTGTGGGCCGGAGCCCCCACCGTCAAACCGACGATGGAGGTCGGGCCTCTCGGCACGCTGCTTCAAACCGGCACATGGTCCGAAGAACCCCAGACGCCGACGGCAGCGCTGCCTTACCACCTGAAGGCCACCCTGCGGACATGGACGGACGGACAGATAGAGGTCATCGGGCCGGAGATTATCGGGACGTACGGCGAAAAGGGCGACCCGGGTGATGACGGCAACGATGGCAACGGCATCTCCAGCGAGGTGGTCTGGTTTGCCGTGACGACGACGGCGACGGCGCCGAGCGCCACGATAGCGGAAATCAGGCGTATCGGCACGAAGACCGTTTACACCATTGATTCGGACGACAGGACGGAGTGGGACACGGTAGCACCCCCGCTGACGGCGACGAACAAGTACCTGTGGGCGTGCCGTATGGTGGAATATACTCAGACCACCCCCACCCTTGTAGGCCCTTACATCGCCGGAACGTACGGCGAGCAGGGCGAGAGCGGCAAGGTGCCCTATCCGGCAGGGACGTGGGACGCCGGCACGACCTACACGCCGACGGACCGGACGACGCCTTACGTGGAGCGCGGCGGGCAGTATTACATCCTCGTGAAGACGACAGCGAGCAAGGGCGAGGACCCGGCATCGAGCAGCTACAGCGACGTCTGGAAGCACATGGACAGCTTCCAGTATATGCTGGTGAACGCCCTCGTGGCTCAGTTGGCCAGAGTGGGCGCCGCGGTGTTCTACGACGACTTCATGATGTCGCAATATGGCTATCATGACAACACGGGAGACTTGAATTACGAACCCTCGGAGCCTGCGACATGGGAGCAGCTGGTTCGCTACGCGCTGTACGGCACCGAGGGGTGTGCTAAGTTCGTTCCGCAGCTGCTCATCGACTTCAAGGAGGGGCGGCTGCTGGCTCAGAACGCTTGTATCAAGGGAACTGTCTACGCCACGGACGGCTCGTTTCAGGGTAAGGTGACGGCCATGGAGGGTTCGTTCACCAACGGAAACATCTCGGACTGCACGATGGAGGACTGCAAGGCCACGCGAGGCACGTTTGAGGACGTGACAGTGACGGGCGAAATCACTTCCTCCGTGCAACGACGGACGATACACGTCGGGAACGGCACGGAATATGCAACGCCGCTGAATGGGTCGGTAGTCTACGGCAACGAGTACGTGGAGCTGCCTTCGCTCGAAGAGAACGAGTTCTTGGAGTTCCTGATCGTCGCGCCACTCATCACAAGAAGCGACACAGGGGTGAAGCTCATCACCAACCAGTTAGCCAGCGGAGGAGGCGCTGTCATCTATACATCGCCCAATATTGCAGGAGGCGACACGGTGAACGGGTACACCAACGTCGGGGGCACGCTGGACTTAGGCTGCGGTATCTTCAAGGTGTATGGCATGAATACTTACGGCACTGTACGCTGGTTCGTACAGGCGCTGGAGCAGGTATAAACGACTTTCAAACAACACTTAAAACATATCAAAAAACAATGGCAGAGACAATAGACTTGGCGACGGGGCTTCCGGACATGGAGGTCTGCGACGTCTTGAATGACAAGGTGATGGGCTACAGCGCCTCGCGGAAGGCGTGGGGCATGATGCCCGTAAGGTTTGTGGGTAACGCAGGTTATGCGGCTCGCCGCTGGGGGGTGAACGACGCCTCGCCGGTGGGCGAAGTGGCCGGCAGCATCGACTACCTGAGGATGCTGCCCGACCTCTTGGGACTGGGCTGCTATCTGGTCCAGGACGACCATACGCGCACGAAGCTCTCGAAGGCGGACCACTACCGAGACGAGAACGGCAATGCCGTGAAGCTCGACGGTACGCAGGGACAGTATATGTGGGGCTGGAAGACAAAATGGTATTACTCGTTTTGGACGGAAGGGGGCTATTATTATGAGGCGGCGTCGCTCAGCCCTATCCCCGGACATCTGAACTATGAGATACCCGTGGCGAGCACGTCGGCCTTGGGCGTCGGCGTCATGGACAGGACGAACTCGATGTTGGTGTCGGTCATCTCGGACGCGGCACAGTACCGCGGCGGGAATAACGACAGCTCCAAAGACGGCGCCTACAACACGCTGCTGGGCCGCGCCGCCACCAATCAGACGCACAACGCCTACGAGACGGCGGCGCTGAAGCACGGCGAGGGCTGGAGCGCTTTCTGGTATGGCCACTGGAACATCACGGGGGCGCTGTTTCGCATCATCTTCGGCACGCGCAACGTGCAGGCCGCCTTCACGGCCGACAAGGACAGCAACGGGCTGTATCAGGGAGGCTTCGGTCCGGGCGTGACGCAGTTCGGCACGTACTGGAATAGCAAGTTCGGGAATTATCCGTTCCTGCCGACGAGCGTGGGCGTGGAACTGGGCGACGGATGCGGCGTCGTGGACTATCAGGTAACGGACGACGAGGGGACGGACTTAGGGACGGTGCAGGTACCCGTGATGTTCGGGCTGAAGAACTTCTACGGCTATCTATGGCGCCTGACGGGCGGCATCCTCGTCAGCTGGGACGAGAACACCGTAGGGCATATCTACGTGAACCGTCACTACTATAAGCAGAACAACTCGCCGAACACGACGGAGGGACTGATAGAGGTAGGCCTCGCGTCTACCGCCGCAGGCGAATGGATGGTCAAAGAGCTGTCTATGGACCACCTCTGCGGCATCCCGACGGCGAGCGGCGCCTCTGACGCTACGTATTACTGCGATAAATGTTGGAACTATCCCGCTGCTTCTGCGCTTCGCCGGCCGGCCCTCGGTGCGCACGCTGACTATGGGGGCATGGCGGGCTTGGCGGCCGTGAACCTGAACCACGGCGTCTCGAATGCCGGTGCGAACCATGGCGCGCCCCTCTGCGAAGCAGCGTCCGACTGGGACACAGAGCCGTTCATGGCGGACTAAGGGGAGCCTGAGGGGCCGGAAGGGGACACGAGTGGGCGAAAGCAACCGAAAGTGCCCGCGCCGCGGCAGCGGCGCCCTCCTCCACCCTGAACGTCAGGGTGGAGGAGCGACAGCCCCGATGGCCCCGACGGCTCGCAGAAAAAAAGATAAAAGGTTGTCTCTCTACAACCGCGCGCTGCTTCTGCGCTTCGCCGGCCGAACGTCGGTGCGAACGCTGACAATGGGAGCATGGCGGGCTTGGCGGCCGTGAACCTGAACAACGGCGTCTCGAATGCCAATGCGAACAATGGCGCGCCCCTCTACAGAATCTCTACCGCCGGCCGGGATAACGGGTTTGCCCCGACAGGCGGTACAACGGACGGAGAGAGACCTCGCCCCATGGCGGAAAAGAAACGAAGGAGTGATTGCCGGTAGGCGCCCAAAGGGCGACCGACGGCGGGTAGCTCAGAAGAGAATGCAGACCCACTAAAACAACAAAACGACATGAAAAGAATCGGCAACATCAGCGGAGAGATAGCAGACCGCGCGGCGCTTTCCTTTCCGGAAGGCTTTTACCGACTACGCGGCGCATAAGCTGCGGCGGCACGACATCGCCCAC